TAATCAAAATATTAGAGATAATTTGTACCAAAACCAGTTACAAAATATTGAAGATTTTACAGTACCATTCGGACATATTAATAATGGATTAAATCAAAAAGAGTATGAAGTTGACTCTGATGGGACAGTATGGGAAACAATTTCAGAGAGATAATTAGATTATGCAATTGATGAAAAATATATTAATATAAAAAATGTAATTAATTGTAAAGGAGAGTAAAATGCCATTTCAAGTCAGCCCAGGCATAGTTGTTACAGAGAGAGACTTAACAACTGTTGTACCTAATGTTGCTACGAGTATTGGTGCTATTGGAGGAAGTTTCCAATGGGGCCCAGTTCTGGAAAGACAGACCGTAACAACTGAAAATGATTTAGTAAGAATCTTTGGTGAACCCAAAGATACGGCAGGAACAGCAATGGTTGTTGAATCATTCCATGTTGCTGCAAACTATCTTGCATACACAAACAACTTAATCGTTGTTAGAAATGTTGGTGCATCTGCACGAAACGCAGTAGTCGGTGATGGTGATGCCGGTACAGCTACTGTTGTTCAAAACATTGATGACTACGATAGTGATATCGCTGCATTTACCGATCAACTATTTCTTGCAAAGTATCCTGGCGCAAAAGGAAACTCACTCAAGGTTCATGCAATAGATTCATTCGGTTGGGATAAAACAGATTACACTGGTGATGCTTTAGCACTCCAGAAAAAATTCAAAGCTGCATTTGACCGAAGACCTTCAACATCCTCAGACGTTGCTCGTGCAAACGGTTGGGATGGTGTAACAACAGATTACATAATGCATACTGCAACAGCAGAAGCATATACTGTTGGTGATACAATTACACAAGCTACTACAAGTGCAACTGGTACAGTTGTTGCAATTCCTGGCGGATATGCAGCAGGTGGAACATTGGTTGCATACACACCTACTGCTGGAACATTTTTAACTACTGGTGGTAACATTGTAAGTAGTGGAACAGGAAATGCAAAAACAATAGTAGCTACTAAGGTAGTTAAAGATGAGCCTGTAACCAGAAACAATGATGAACTTCATGTAATGGTTATTGACGAAGATGGTTTGTTTACTAACGAGCCGGGAGAAGTTTTGGAACGTCATGCTCATGTAAGTAAAGCAAAAGATGCAAAAAGAATTGATGGTGGTTCAAACTACGTTTCAAACGTACTACGAACACAATCATCTTATGTTTGGTTTGGTGCTCCTGGCCAGTTGACTGCAAACTCAACAGGTGCTGGTGCAAATGCTGGTGCATTGAAATCAGGTTCTACATACAAATCATTCAACAGTGCAACAATGGGTCAAACATTGCCGGGTGGTTCATTAACTGGTGGTGTTGATGATAATGATTTGTCAATCGGTGAACTGATTTCTGCATACGAACTTTACAAAGAGCCAGAAGTTGTTGATGTTACTCTGGTAATGGCTGGTGCAGGTAATACAACAGTTAGTCGTTGGATTATCGACAATATTAGTTCAGTACGAAAAGATTGTGTTGCACTTGTATCTCCTAACAGAGCATCAGTTGTTAACCCTGCTTCTAATAGTGCTGCGGTTGATGCACTTGAAGCAGATAACACAGCACTTGGTTCTTCAAGTTATGCAATCATGGATGGTGCATGGAAATATCAGTATGACCGATATAACGATGTATTCACATACATTCCAATGAACGGTGACATGGCTGGTCTTTGTGCAAGAACTGATTTTACGAATGATGCTTGGTGGTCACCAGCTGGTTACAACCGAGGAACAATTAAGAATATCGTAAAACTTTCTTGGGAAGCAAATAAAGCTAACCGTGACGTAATGTATCAAATTGGTGTTAATCCACTAATCACCCCAAGAGGTGCTGGTGTACTTCTTTTCGGTGATAAAACTATGCAAGTTCTGCCTAGTGCATTTGATAGAATCAATGTTCGTAGATTGTTTATCGTTCTTGAGAAAGCAATCGCAATTGCTGCTAAAGCATTGTTGTTTGAGTTCAATGACGAATTCACACGAGCACAGTTTGTAAATATCGTTTCTCCATTCTTGAGAGATGTTCAAGGTCGAAGGGGTATTACTGACTTTAAGGTAGTTTGTGATAGTTCTAATAATACTGGTCAAGTTATTGATACTAATAATTTTGTTGGAGATATTTATATCAAACCAGCACGATCTATTAACTTCATTCAACTTAACTTTATTGCTGCACGAACTGATGTATCTTTTTCAGAAATCGGCGGTTAAGGTATTATAAATACATACATAAATTAAAGGAGTAACAAGAAATGCCTACTATTTCAGATTTTGCAGCAAGGTTTAAAGGTGGAGTAAGACCTAATTTATTTAGAGTAAGTATTAATGGAGCACCAGAACTCTTTACAGACTTAGAGTTTTTGTGTAAAGCTACAACCATTCCAGCTTCTACAATTGGAAAGGTTGAAGTTCCTTATCGTGGTCGAAAACTTCAAGTGCCTGGCGACAGAACATTTGAAGATTGGA